CGTCGGCGGTCCCCTGAATGACCGGGGCCTGACCTGGGACAAGGACGTGAAAGTGCTGCTGGCGTCGAACAACGACGGCCACGCCGGCGAATACCACTATGACCACGCAGCCACCAACAAGTGGATCTGGCTTGACGAAGGCAAGGAACAAACCATGAGCAGAGCAGCCGAAGAGCAGACCATACCCCGAATTACGCCCGAAATCATCGATAAGCGCATCGTGCGGGTGAAATACTATCAATTTCCCGACTCCACCGTCATGATCTGCGCCATCGAACTGACCAATGGCTACCATGTCATTGGCGAGGCCGGCTGCTCTTCTCCGCTCACTTTTGACGAAACCATCGCCAGGCGGATCTCCTTCGACGACGCCCGCCGCAAGATCTGGCCGCTGGAGGGCTACGTCCTCCGCAACGAACTGAAGGGGCTATGACGCCGCTCGATATCGCCATTTCGGTTTTCATCCTGCTGCTTGTCAGCCGCCTCTCCTACAACAAGGGGCGGCGCGACGAGCGCGCCGCTCATTTCGAGGATTACGAAAATGAGTTTCATGATGAAGGCCACTGTCGATAATCACCCGCTGCCTGGCGGGCGACCCTCACACCTGTTTGACGTCCATGTCGAGGGCGGCGATCCGCCGGCCAAGGCCGAATACACCATCATCGCCAACGATGAGGATGAAGCGGCCCGCGAGGGCATGAAACGGTTCCAAAAGGCCCATGACAAGACGCCGATGCCCGACATTGGCGATATTTGAAATAGGCGTTATAGTCCCTTCTGCTTTTCCAGAGAGGATGCGCCATGCCATTGGTGCCGGGCTTGCCCCTGAACATCCGCCAGACCAATGGCGGCGCCCCGCCGGCCATTTCTCCGGGCGTCTCCATCCAGCATGACGTTCACGAGCCTCCCGGCGTCCCCGAAATGGACGACGCCGGCGCTGTCATCAAGATCGAGCATGCCGACGGCAGCGTCACTGTCTCGCTTGATGGCAAATCGCTGGTCGATAAGCCAGAGCAGAACACAGGCTGGTTCGCCAACCTGGCCGAAAAGCTTCCGGAAGACGATCTGAGCGGCATTGCCGACGATTTGCTGCGCGGGATCGACGAGGATCTGACCAGCCGCAACGACTGGATCGAAGAGCGCGCCCAGGGCATCAAGCTGCTCGGCCTCAAGATCGAGATCCCCAATTTGCAGTCGGCGGCGGACGGCGCCCCGGTGGACGGCATGTCAAAAGTGCGGCATCCGCTGCTGCAGGAGGCGGTGCTCCGCTTTCAAGCCAACTGCCGCTCCGAAATGCTGCCCACCGACGGGCCGATCAAGATCCGCGATGACGGCAGCAACTCCAATCTCCCTCGTGACGCACTGGCGACCGCCCTTGAAAAAGACCTCAATCATTATCTCACTGTCACTGCGACCGAATACTATCCCGACACCGACAAGATGTTCCTTCTGCTGGGCTTTGGCGGCACGGCATTCAAGAAAGTGTACAACTGCCCGCTGCGTAATCGGCCAGTTTCTGAATCGGTTGACGCCAACGACCTCATCGTCAACGACGCCGCCACCGACCTCGCCAACGCCAAGCGTGTTACCCATCGATCTATGATGCGGCCCTCGACGGTCAGGCGCATGCAGATAATCGGCGCCTATCGCGACATCGACCTCGATACGCCCAAGCCGCAGACGCTCGACGCTGCGCAGGAGGCGGCTAAAAACCAGCAAGGGATCCAGACCAACACCACGAGGCCCGACGACCGTGACCGCGAGATCTACGAGTGCTATTGCGAACTCGATCTCAAAGGCTACGAGCACAAGTACAAAGGCAAGATTTCGGGCCTTGAGATCCCGTACCGGGTCACCATCGACCTCTCCAGCCGCAAAATCCTCTCGGTCGTCAGAAACTACGATGAGGACACGAAGGAGCTTCCTGAAGCTAGAGAGACATTCGTCAAATATACCTACGTACCGGGCCTCGGCTTCTACGATATCGGACTCCTTCATATATTGGGCAATACCACCAACGCTGTTACTGCTGCTTGGCGCGAGTTGCTGGACGCTGGAATGTTTAACAACTTTCCCGGCTTTCTCATGGCTGATACGGGAGCCAGACAGAACACGAATATCTTCCGCGTACCGCCGGGCGGCGGCGTCCTCGTCAAGACGGGCGGTCTTCCCATCAATCAGGCGATTATGCCACTTCCTTACCAGCCGCCGTCTCAAGCTCTGATGGCCCTGGTCGATAACATGGTGCAGACCGGCCAGCGCAGCGGCGGCACCGCCGAACTGCCGGCCAACGAAGGCAAGGCCGAAATCCCCGTCGGCACCATCCTGGCGATGATCGAGCAGGCCCAGAAGGTGCTGAACAACGTCCACAAGCGCATGCACTCGGCGCAATCGCAGGAATTTCGCCTGCTGATACGCTGCTTCAAGGAGAACCCCAAGGCGTTCTGGCAGCGCAACAAGAAGCCGTCCGCGCCGTGGGACGAGCAGAACTTCCGCGCCGCGCTCGATCAGGCCGACCTGACCCCGCAGGCCGATCCGAATACGTCGAGCCATGGCCAGCGCGTGATGAAGATCATGGCGCTCAAGCAGTTGCAGCAGCAAAACCCCAGTCTCTACGACCCCATCGCCATCGATACGGCGGCGCTGCAGGCGCTGGGCTGGAACAATCCGCAGCAATTCATGGCGCCGCCGAGCGCCCAGGCCGCGCCTCCCCCGCAACTCATCCAGCAGCAGGCTGAGACGGCGGCGAAGACCCTCACCTCGCAGGCGGCGATGGTCACCGCCCAGGCGCGGGCCAAGGAGGCCGGCGCCCGCGCCATGAACCTGATGGCGGAAGCCCAGACCATGGGCATGGACGAAACCGGCCAGATCCAGCAGGACACGCCGGTCGATCAGCACCGCGCCGAATCGGAGCGCATCAAGGCCAACGCGCATGCGCAGCAGGCCGACACTCACCAATCCGTCATGCAGGCCAAGTCCCAGGCCGACCTGCTGAACGCCCAGACGCGGGCCAAGGAAATCCAATTGAAGCTGGGCGAACTGTCGATGAAGGATTCGCACCACGACGACGAGCAGCGCCTCAAGGCGAGGCAGAGCGCCGTCGATATGGCCAAGCAGGTCATGGACACCCGTGCCGAAGACCAGCGCACCGCCGCCGAGATCCATCACGATCACACCATACTGAGCCGCGAGCAGGAGCACGATCACGCGATCACCGAAAAGACCCACGCGCATGAGAAGGAATTGGAGGGCGTGAAGAAAGCGGCGGCTATCGCGGTCGCTAAAGCCAAACCGAAACCCAAGCCTGCAGCCGCCAAGCCAAAGGCCAAGAAATGAACGAGCGCGCGAAAGCCCTTGGCTTCGATCCGTCGCAGACGTGGTTTCACGGCTCAACTAAGGATCTGCCGGCTTTCGCCGCCAAGCGCGCTCCGCGCAGCGAGCAAATGGGCCTGGAAGGCGTTCACCTTGCGCAAAATCCGGATTTTGCCTCCCATTACGCCGAAGGGCCTGGCGGCAACGTCACGCCAGTTCATGTGCGCGGCAATATTCTCGACGCCACCCAGCTTATCCCCGAAGGCGGCGAGCATCACGCCATTCTCGATAAGCTGCTGAAGGGAACAGGCCGCAAGCCATACTGGAACTCTGATGAGCAGGGGCGTCGATTCGCCCCGCCGCTTCAGGGTCATATCGACGCCGTCAGCCCGCAAAAGGCCAAGCGCGTCATCCAGGAACACGGCTACGACGGCGTCAAATACGATGCTCGATACGGATCATTGCAGCCTGGAGGCCGCAGCGCGAGCATTTCAAACAAAAGCCCCGCAGTGGTGATGTTCGACCCATCGAATATCCGGGCCAGGACTGCACAATTCGACCCCCAGCAAGCAGGGAGCGCGGAACTAATGGCATCGAGAGGCGGTAAGGCGATCCACTCTGCGCTCCTGACGGCCAAGAGCCTTTATGACAAGCTGCCGCATGTCGTCGGCGGCGGGGCGCCGATGGCCAAGGGCGGCGCTGCGCTGGCGCCGATTCCCCAGATCATCATGCCGGGCGATCACCCGGCCCGCATCGACACCCGGCTGGCGACCGGGGCCAAGCCGCTCGATCTGGGGCCAGGGCCGCGCACCGTCAACATGGCTGCGTTGCGGGCGACGCCGGCGCTGTTCGACAAGAACGTCGATATCCTGCGGCACTACCCGAATGTTTCGAAAAGGGCGGCGAAGCTGTCGAACCCGGATATGGCCGAGCATTTCATCAATCACGTCAAGGACAACCTGCTGTGGCTGCACGATCAGGTGCCCAACGAAACCCGGCAGCGGTCCAAATTGTGGTACGACGGCGCCAACAAGCTGGCCAAGGAGTGGGCGCAAAAATACGGCGTCTCGGAGGCGTCCGCCGCCGGCGCGCTGGCCGCGCTGTCGCCGCAGAAGGACTGGTTTCAGAACGTGTCGCTGGCCGAGCGCGTCCTGCATGCGATGAAGGGGCGCGGCAATAACGCATATCATGGTGAAACCTTTTCGCCTGAAATGGAGGGCACCTATCGCGGCCTGGACAAGCTGGCCACCGAGAAGAACGAGCCAATCTTCCAGGCGATCAGGGGCAAGTCGCTGGGCGACATCGACGACATGAAGCACATTCCCGGCGACGAGCGCGCGGTCATGAAGGCGCTGTGGATCCGGATGCACGATCAGACCCATGGCGATCCCGGCTACAAGATCGCCACGCCTGAAGGCCACTTTGGCGAAATCGCCCGCAACGCCGACGGCTCGCCATCGCGGGCGGGCTGGGGTTCGCTGGGCGAGATCGGCAAGGCGGTGCAGGCGATCGAGAGCAACGGCGAGCCGACCTTCATGAACCGTCTGATGGGCGAGCGCCACAAGGTCCGCAATTTCTACAACAATATTCTCGACCCCAACTCGCAGCATGGCGACGTCACCATCGACACCCATGCGGTCGCCGCCGGCCTACTGCGCGCGCTGTCGGGCAATTCGCTTGAGGTGGCGCACAATTTCAGCAACTACGCCGGCAAGGGCGTTCCGGGCGCTGGCGGCTCCAACGCCACCGGCGTGAACGGAA